TCTATCATCTCACCCTCTTACTATTAATACTCTTCTATAACATCATGAATGAAAATTATTATGTGTAAATTGTTTGGTAGAAATAGATAGGAAGGTGAAATAATATGTTTCATGCTTATTATTGCTGGATGGAAAAGTTTATAGTTATCAGTAGTATGGTGGGTGGAATTCTTCTAGGGATTGTATTACTATTAGCATTAATAATTTTCATTCATGATGTTATAGAAGAGTATTAATAGTAAGAGGGTGAGATGATAGAGATATTTATACTATGTATGTTATTTCATATAGTGATACTCTCTGGTATCACTATGTTGAAATTAAAAAAGCTGTTACAGAGGACAATAATGATAGAAAATTGTATAGACAATATACAAGACACAATATGGAGTATGCAAGACAAGATTGAGTATATAGATAATAGTCTGATAGCGATAAATAAAAAGTTAGGGTTAGAAGATAAAGAGCTAGGAGAGGAAGGGATAATTAAAATTTTAGCATCTGTAAAGGAAAGAGGTAAGATAAAGGGGTTGGATGGGGGATGATATGGTAACAATATTTATAATATATTTAGTGTTATTTAGTTTTCTATTATTAATGTTAAATAAAATTAATAAAAAAATTGAGGATGATTGCTCACATGATTATGGATATTGTTACGATCCCAATAGAGATGTTGACGTAGAGAGAAGGCTAAGATTACAGTTTATGACACATCAAAAATGGAGATAATGGAGACCCTATATTGTGGTGATTGTTTGGAAGTTATGAAGGATATGCCTGATAATAGTGTAGATAGTATAGTGACCGATCCACCATATGGAATATCGTTCATGAATAATAAATGGGATTACGATGTCCCTAAAGTAGAGATATGGATTGAGGCATTAAGAATCTTGAAGCCAGGAGGGCATCTGTTATGCTTTGCAGGCACAAGGACACAACATAGAATGGCTTGTAATATTGAGGATGCAGGGTTCGAGATAAAAAATATGATTGCTTGGGTGTACGGGGGTGGTTTCCCGAAATCTTTAAATGTGAGTAAATCGATAGATAAAATATATATAAAAAATAAACAATTGAAATTGTTTGCAGAACATTTAAAAGCTCAAAGATTAAAATTAAATTTTTCACAAGAAGATATAGCGAAACATTTTTTAAGCAGAACAGATAGGACTACAAGTTGTGTATGGAATTGGGAGACTTGTAGATCAGTGCCAACAAAAAAACAATTTAAAGTACTACAGTCTTTATTAAATTTGTCTAATGATTTTACAGATTTAATTGAAAGAACAGAACTAAAAAGAAAAGTAATAGGAAAAAGAAAAGTAACACGATATTTAAATGATGGCACTACAAGTATTGATATAAATATTACAAAAGATACAACAGAAGATGCGAAGCGATGGAATGGATTTGGAAGTGGACTTAAACCAGCAATGGAACCTATCACATTAGCACGTAAGCCATTGAGTGAGTCAAACATAGCGAGTAATGTGTTGAAACATGGGACAGGAGCTCTGAATATTGACGGATGCCGTATAGAAATAGACAAAAATGATTCAAATCAACGTCCAAATGGTTCAATATCTATAAAAGATACAACTACACAAAGCATGTTTGGATTAGGTGGTAGGAATCCTGATATTGATTGTAATACTTTAAATATGACAAAAGGCAGGTGGCCCGCTAATTTTATTATAGATGGAAGCGAAGAGGTAGAGGCGTTGTTTCCTGATACTGCAAGTAACCATAGCAATAATGTTTCAATACATCACAAATATAATGCCTCAAGTTATAAGACTAGACATAAAGATTATATTGATTATGCTGGTATATGGGGAGATAAAGGAGGTTCAGCCTCCCGATTTTTCTACTGTGCGAAGGCATCAAAGCAAGATAGGGATGAAGGATTGGATGAGTGGGAGTTACAAAAAGCAGGTAGTCTTCCATCAAGTTTAAATCATAATAAAAAAGATGCAATGTTAAGAAACAATCATCCTACGGTAAAGCCTATTTCTCTTATGAAATATCTTGTCAGGCTAGTCACCCCACCAGATGGTACGTGTATTGATCCATTCATGGGAAGTGGAAGCACTGGCAAGGCCTGTGCATATGAGGGGTTTAAGTTTATAGGGATTGATTTAAACCCTGAATATGTACAGATAGCAAAGGCAAGGATAGAATATGCCTTAAATGAAAAAATAGAGTCAGAAAGGCAGCTGGAGTTGTTTTGATAGAAACAAATAGAGTTTATAATGAAAATTGTTTGCAAACTATGGGTAAAATGCAAAATGATTTTATAGATTTAACTGTTACATCTCCACCTTATGATAATTTAAGAGATTATCATGGTTATACATTTGATTTTGAAAGTATCGCAAAAGAATTATATAGAGTAACAAAGCAATGTGGTACTGTTGTTTGGATAGTTCAAGATGCTACAATAAACGGTTCAGAGACTGGAACAAGTTTTAAGCAAGCATTATATTTTAAAGAGTGCGGGTTTAATTTACATGATACTATGATATGGAATAAATTGTCTGCTACTAACGTAGGTGCATTCAAAATAAGGTATGGTTCAATTTTTGATTTTATGTTTATTTTAACTAAAGGTACGATAAAGACTTTTAATCCGATAAAAGATAAAAAAAACAAAGGCTTTGGTGATAAAATACACGGAACAAGAAGACAAAAAGATGGTACTACAGTGCCTAAATGGGTAGCAGATAAAAATAGAAGTATTAGAGAATATGGAATACGTTATAATATATGGAATATTTCAGGAGAAAATAGTAGTATAGAACGTTGTCATCCTGCACAGTTTACAAAGCAATTAGCCAATGATCATATTATAAGTTGGAGCAATAGAAATGATTTGATCTATGACCCTTTTATGGGAGGTGGTACAACAGCAGTTTGTTGCAAGCAGTTAGATAGACGATGGCTAGGTTCAGAAATTAGCAAAGAATATTGTGATATTATAGAGAGAAGATTGTTTAATACACATATGCAGATTGATTTGTTTTAGGCGTATCATATTTATTAAAGATGTAGAGGCTAAATAAAGGGGGAAATAGTGAATAAAACAGAGATACAAGTAATAAAAGACAATTTAAAAAACTATGAGAGTAAACAGAGAGACTATATAATAAACTTTTTGAATTTTCTTATTACTCCAATTATGGGAAACTATAAAGGAGAAATGAGATTTAACGCTATAAAAACATTAGAGACTTTAGGATTAATTACAGTAGAATACAAATCTAAACATTCATTTTTATGGATAGAATTTGGGGAAGTAACAATCGTTTCTTCCATCACACAAAAAGGGATTGATTGGCTAAAAAAGGAGTTGGGAACATAATGTTAGATAAAATAATATTAATAGAACAGGCATTGATTAAAGAAGAAAAAATAAAAGAAAAATGGCAATTATATTATTTTATTTATCTTGTAGATGATGACTATGACAAATATTATAAAGAGTATTGTTTGTTTGGTAAAATTCCTTATGAAAAATGGACAGCAGAGTTAGATCAGGAGGGGTTTATTCAGAGAGAATACTCTAATAATGGAAGACATTTTAACTATATTCTTAAATTAAAGGGTGTAGAATGGCTAAAAAATAACTTGGGGAATCAATGTTAAAAGATATATTAATAATAATGCTAATACTATTAAGTATATTTTTGATGTTCGCTGTGAATTATAGACTAGATAAACTTGAAAAAATGAGGGATAAGTATGATGGAAAGTATACCTGTACAGAAACGTATGAGGAGAGATAAAGAATGAAAAAAAAAGATGCCCCTCCAGACCCTTTTGGGAGTTTATTAAAAGCTTTTTTTCATCATATTGGTGAAGAGGTAGAAATTATAGATTGTACCATTTATGAAGACGAGTCTATTGATGTAGAGACTATAGATTGTACACCAGATAAGGATAGCTAAATGAAAAAAGATAAAAATTTAGAAATTAGTGGTATAGTTAAAGATACTACTATTATAGATGGAGTTAGACATATTAAAGAGATAGATTTAATTGAAATTTCGATAGTGAATAAATCAAAAAATATCTATTGTAATATTACTGAATTAAAGGATTTTAAAGATAAACATGGCAATAGTAATTGATCCTACTAAAAAGAAATTGCAAGAACAGCTTGACTCTGATATTGCGTTAAAGGATAAGCTAGAAATACCCTTTAAAAGAGATATTAAAACTTTTTTAAGGCGTGTCAACAATGATTTTGATACACAATACACATCAACAGGCACAGTCATTAATGTAACAAGAAGATATACAAATGATTTGATAGCAATACTTAGTAATAACTATAGAAGAATAACTAAAAAATTCAAATTCAATATAAGAGAAACTTTTGATGCTAAAGAGATAGAAATAGACAATACAAAACAAGTCTCAAGAGAAGTAGATGCCAAGATTAACAATCAAATCAATGAATATATTAATGATGTATCAGTAAGTAAAGCATCTTTTATATTATCTACTACACAGAATGACATTAATAATCATTTAAGGCTATCTATTCAAACATTGATAGAAGAAGATAAAGAGTTAACTAATGAAGCTATAGCAGATGAAACAAGAAAAGCATTGAATAAAAGAGCTGAAGGTAGAGCAACTATTATAGCGATAGAAGAAACACAGCAAGCAGCTGAAACTAGCAAGGATATTGAGCAGAAGACATTGGTTAGAGAATCTGTAGTATTAGGTGGTATTGCATTAGCAACCTCTTTAATTGATATATGGATACCTTTTTTAGATGAACGCACAAGGATTACGCATGTACAAGCCAATGGGCAAGAAAAAACAACATTCCAAACGTTCACAGTAGGTGGGGCATCTTTACGCTTTCCTGGTGATCCTCTTGGGCCATTAAGAGAGATAATGGGTTGTAGATGTTCAAAGATTACAATTATAAGGAGATAATATGTTAACTATTGCCATAATATTTACGCATATTTGTCTAATTATTTTCTTAACTATTTTTATAATATTTGTAATTAAAATAATTTCAATATCATATTTGTTGTATAAAGATAAAATGGTGGATAATCAAAAAGCGGAAATACTGACAGTTATTGCGATATGGTTATATAGGATAGAAGATAATAACAACCAATTAATTTATGATAAAGGGGTTGCACAAAAATATAGGGGGATAATAAAAAAAGAATATAATAAGCTTTTAAAAAATCGGTTTTTATTAAACAGTACGAATCATGATTTAATGTTAAGTATAGTCTTTGCTTACATAAATACAGCTGGTATAGTATATTTTGCTTCAATCGTTAGTGATGATTATGATAAATTAGATGAATGGTATTTACATGATGGACAGAATAAAGTTATGTCTCGGATTGAGTATCGTAAAGAAAAAAAGATTTTGTTTGATAAATTTTGTGTAGAGAAAGATAAAATAGTAGACTATTTAAAATAAGGAGTTGTAATGCCATTAAATAAAAAGAGTCTTGAAGGTTGTGAGATAAGACACAGAGATGTAGAGGAAATGGTAACAGACAGGAAGATAAAAAAAAGTTTTGATTTAGTATGGATGGTTGATGCTATAGCAAATATTGATAAAAATTGTGCTGATATTATGCTAGACCTAGTTGACTTTAAACAAACATTAGAGACTCGAACAACATGTATGATACAAGAAATTCATAAGTTACAAGATAGAATTAAAGTATTAGAAAAAATAAAATAGATTTTTGCTTGTAAATATAATATACTATAGTGTATACTAAAAAAATATTTCAATATGACGCCTAAAAATAATAAAAGAGATAAACATTGTTAACAGATAGAGATAATGAATTTTTAAAAGAAATAAGTAGTTTGGTATTATTAAATTATGAATCATTTGTACTAGATAAAAGAACAGGGAATTATAATATAAAAATTAATTTCCTTAGAGGTTCATGTGTTAATTTTAAAGAATTTTCAGAAAAGACAATTTTTAGTAAAATAAAAGGATAAACAAAAGATAAATTTATGATTAAAATTTAATTTCATTAGGTAGAATTATAGCATATATAAAGCCTAGTTTGTACACAGAAGTGTATGGACTAGGCTTTTTTTATTTTAGGAGTCAATATGATTAAAAATCATAGAGTATATATTAATAAAACAATAAAATTTGATATTACAGAAGTCAAGAAACAACAAGATGACAAAGGTGATTTTGCATTTTTTGAAGGTCATGCATCTACATTTGGTAATGTAGATTTAGATAATGATGTTATTTTACGTGGTGCATTTCAAAATACTATCAATTCAGGTCGTAAGATTGCTTTATTATGGAGTCACCAATCTAGTGAGAATATAGGACAGTTTTTATCTTTACATGAAGATGAAAAAGGATTGTTTGTCAATGGACGTATTAATCTAGGCGTACAACGTGGAAGAGAAGCTTTTGCACTTTTAAAAGCAGGTGATATACATTCTATGTCTATAGGATTTAACTTTTTTGATGTTGATGCTATATTCGAGGATGGCGTAAGGAAAATAAAAGATTTAGATTTGTTTGAAATATCTCTTGTATCTATCCCAGCCAATCCATTAGCTGAAGTTGACCTTGAAAGTGTCAAATCAATAACCCCTTTTCAAAATTTACCTGTAGCAGATAGAGATGTAGAATGGAATCAAGAAGAAGCTTTGAAACGAGTAAAGATATTCACGCAATCAGAAGACACCCCTAGTATTAATTATAGGAATGCTTTTTTATGGTTTGATAGTAAAGCATCAGAAGATTTTGATAGTTATAAATTACTATATACTGATGTGATTAATGATACTTTAATGGTCATACCAAAAGCAAAGTTTGGAATAGCAATATTATTACAAAATAATAAAACTGATATACCACAAGAACATCAACAAATAATCAAAAAAAATCTAGGTAGATATTATCAAAAAATGGAGTTAGTAGCCCCCTGGTCACGAGATAATGGACAATATTTATTATTAGAAAATATTAATGTATCAAAAAGACTTAAAGATTTAGAAAAAATTTTAAAAGAACAAAATTTTAATAGCATAGAATCAAAAGCTTTTATAGCAAAAATTAAAAAATTCTCTAATCAGTCAGAAGATGTCGGGAAGACAGAGCGAGAAGCCAATCATGAAAGATTAAAAGAATTAGTTAGTACTACACAAGAAACTATAAATTTTTTAAAAATGGAGAAATAAAATGACTGAAAAGGAATTATTAGAACAACAACATAGTCTTATTAAGGAAATGAGAGAAGAAACAGAGAAAAAAAACAATGAGAATCAAACAAAAGTCAAGAATATTAGTGATAAGTTAGATAAATTAGAAACTGATAATCAAGATTTAGTAAAAGCACAACAAGAAAAAGACAAAAAATATGAAGAATTACAAGAAAATATCAAAAGCATGGAAACAAAGTTTGCAAGGTTTCCATCTGGGACACGAGGAAGTGACAAATCTGATTCTATAAAGGCATATGAAAAATTGATTATGTATGGAGAGAAAACATTCTCATTAGATGAAATTAAATATTTAAGAACAGATAGTAATGTTGAGGGTGGTGTTTTAGATAAGCCTGAAATTATACGTGAGATATTAAAAAAGATTACTGAATTATCACGAATAAGACAAGTTGCTAGAGTTATGGAGACAGACCATTCACGAGTTGAAATATTCCCCAGAACAAATCTTTCCAATGCATTTTGGGATGGACAAGGAACTGATATACAAGAGTCTCAATCATCTTATGGAAAGGAAGTAGTTGAAGTTAGAAGATTGTCAGTGCTTACAATAAGTACTTGGGAAAATTTAATGAATCCTTTTTTTAATATAGAACAAGAAATTAATGATGATGCTACTGAAAGATTCGCAGCAGTCGAAGGTCTTGCATTTGTACAAGGTGACGGGATAAATGAGCCTCAAGGATTTATGATCAATCCTGACATACAAATTATTAATTCTGGCAATGCAAGTGCTTTAACAGCAGATAGTCTTATAGAGATTACAGGCGAGATAAAAACAGGATATAATCCTACTTATTTATTAAATAGAAGGACAATAGCAAAGATACGCACTTTAAAAGGTGGTGACGGGCATTATTTATGGCAACCAGGACTAGCAGCAGGATTACCTAACACAATCAATGGCGATCCTTATGTAGAAACTCCTGATATGGATGATATTGCCACAGGATCATTCCCCGTTGCTTATGGGGATTTTAGAAAAGGCTATTTAATTGTAGATAGAATGGTAATGCGTGTTTTAAGAGATGATTTTTCAGTTGCTTCACAGGGGAAAATAAGATTTATTTTTTCAAAGTTTACAGGTGGTAAAGTAGTACTGCCAGAAGCAATAAAGAAAATTAAAATCGCTAGCTAACTAATACAAATTAAGGATGTAACAAGCTAATTTATAATTTCTTGTTGCATCCTATTTATAGGAGATAAAAAAATGGCGGAAAGAGATATAAAAACGGCAGCTGCAGCGAGAATAGGATTAAATTTTCAAACAATTGCATCTGATACGACTACAAATGGTTTAGTTATAAATATGGTAGGGTTTGAAAGTATTTTTTTCTCTATGCAAACAGGTGCTGTAACATCAGGAGATGTTTCTATACTTATAGAAGATAGTAAGACTGGAGCTTTTAGTGGTGAAGAAGCAGAGGTGTCTGATGATTTTTTAATAGGCACTGAAGATGATACTTTATTAGATACAGCAAATACAATCGTTAGAATAGGATATAATGGCAAAAAACAATTTGTGAGAGCTAGTGTTGTAACAAATAATAGTGCTAATTTAGAAGTAGGCATGCAAGCTATTTTGAGCGATGCTGTTTCACAACCTGTAATATAAAAAATATATGCTACTCATAGGAGATAAAGATGGCAGAAAGAGATTTAAAAACGACAATTAATACACGTATTGCATTTAAAATAACAACAGAAGAGAATAATAATACGGCTGGGTTTCCTGGTGAAATTATAGATATGTTTGGGTTTGAAAGTATTGTTTTCAGTATGCAACTGGGATTAAGATTTGGGGGAGAAGGGGATATTATATTAATTATAGAGGATAGCGATGTAGGTGATTTGACAGGGTTTGATGCCAGTGCTGAACCTGTTGAAGATACTTTTTTAATAGGCACTGAAGCTGATACTTTATTAGATACTGATTTTACTGAATCAAGTATTGGATATGTGGGTAAAAAACGATTTGTAAGGGCAAGAGTTGTCACAGAAAATATTGGGTCATTTCCAAACACTCTTACATTTGGTGTAACAGCTATTTTAGGTGATGCAGTTTCACAACCTACAACATAAAAATATTTTAAGGTGTAATATGAAAATAAAATTTTTAAAAGATCAAAAATGGACAATTAACGGTGCAGTAATAAATTTTATAAAAGGAACACATAAAGAAGTACCTGAAAAATATGCACAAGCTATGCTTAAACATGGTTATGGTGAAATTTTTGAGCCTGTAAAAGATGCGGGAGAAGTTCAGACAAACATTATTAAGGATAAAAATGGAATGAAAAATCAGGATAAAGAAGATACGATTCATACTAAAAAAAGAAAATATATAAAGAAAAAAGGAAACAAGGGGGCATAATGGCAGGAGAAAATGTACTTAATTTTTTTGAGCAAGCAGATGAGAATGGTGATAACAAATTCGTTATGGGTGGGACATCTGAAACAGCTAATGGGACTAGTTTAAAAACTGTGGTTTTACAAGGACGAATACCAAATAGCACAACGCTTTCAACATTTAATGCAGATGACAGTTTGATCCCAATACCATTTTCTGGGAGAATAATTTCAGTCCAAGCAGCTATAAAAAATTTGCCACAACTCGATGATATAGTTATGGAAATTAAAACTAGTCAAGGGACTGTTGTTGGCAGTGAAATTACTTTTAAAGCAACAGAGGGGGACTTTTTTAAAGAAAGTATCCCAACAGCTAATAATATAGTATCAGCAGGTGATGTTTTTGAAATGGTATTTAGTGATAGTAATGCTTCCACTCAAGGGTTGACAGATCTAATACAACGAGTAACAGATTCAAATAATGACACTGTTAACAGTGGTATTGCAAAAGCAACAACAGGTTCTGCACATGGGCTTGTTACTGGGCAAGAAATAGAAATAATCAATGCATCTGAAGCTGCATATAATGTGCTATTTAGAATTACAGTAGAATCTACCACTGAATTTTCTTATCTTGTTCCTACAGGTGCATTATTCGAGAGTGGTGGCCCACCATCAGTTGTAAGCAAGCCTATTATTCCTATAAATTTTAGTATTGTAATTGAATTAGATTAATAGATTATCTAAAGGAATAGGATGACGGATGCCTCATAATAATTTTTTATCACCGAGATATCGGGTGACTACTCCTAATTCTAATCTTGCAGTGTCTTTAGCTGATGTTAAAGAATGGTTAAAAATTGACATTACTGATGATGATGCTTTAATTACAAGTTTAATCAAAGCTGCAACATTAGAGATAGAGAAGTATATTAGAAGAGAATTATTAGAAAAAACATTTGTATTATTTTTGGATACGTTCGCAGAGTCATTTTTTATATACAGAAGAAGTCGTAATATTTTAGTAAAACGGAGCCGATTAACATCTGTATTATCTATTCAGTTTTTTATTGACACCGTTTTAACTGTATTTGATGACACATTATATGATTTTACTATAGATGAGCAATATTCTAGCATTTACTTGATAAATAAAAATACAATATGGCCTACTACTGATATAAGAAAACAAGCTGTACAGATTTCATTTATTGCTGGGTATGGTGATGATGATACATTTATACCAGAAGATTTAAAACTAGCTCTTAAAATGTTAATCGCATTTTTATATGAAAATAGAGGAGATTGTAATACAACTCTTTCAACAGGTGGCACATCTAATACTGCAGAAGAAAGCATGTTGATTGGTATAAAAGCTATTCTAAATTTGTATAAAATTGAGGAAATATAATTATGTCAGTATGTAGAAAAATAAAAGCAATTAAAAGACAAATTTGTATTGGTGATTTAAAGGATAGAATAGAAATATTCTTGCGTAGTCAAGTTAGTAAAAATGATGGCAATATAAAATCTGTTATGGATTTTTCATCTGTAGCAACTGTATGGGCAAAAGTAACAACAACAAGAGGCAGTCAATTATTTGATGGTGTAGAATTAGCTGACCCTTTTACTCATGAAATAGAGATACGGTTTAGGGCTGATATTGATTCTGAAAAGTGGATAGATTTTAAAGGTAATAAATACGACATTGTAGATGTACAAGATTATGACGAACGTAATGAGTTTTTATTATTATTATGTAAAAAGAAAGGCGATCAAACAAAAGAGGCAAATTTTGCATGATCAAAATAGACTTGAGCAGTCAAAAAAAGTTAAGAGCCTTACAATTAGTAGGACATTCAGCTAGGAAAGGAGCAGAGAAAGGTTGGTGGTATGTAGGACGTTTTGCAACAAAGATTGCAGCACAAGAAATACGAGATAAGACAAAAAAAACAGGACGTTTTTATACATTTAAAGGACGTATTATCCGAGCATCTGCACCAGGTGAATATCCAGCAAAAAGAAGCGGAGACTTAGCAAGAAGTTTAGGCTGGGATGTTAAGAGTTATCAAGAAATGGAGACAAACTCAAGATTAGATGCAGAATACCCAAAAACTTTAGAGTTCGGAAGTCCAAGAATAGCCAGACGCTCATATTTAGCACGTACAGCTAGAGATAATGTAACAAAAATTAAAAATATTTTGAGTGATGAGATTGAAAAGGAAGTCAGAAGGGTATGAAAGCACAAGCAATAAATGATCAATTATTGAATGAGTTACCATTTTTCACTAGTTTTTTTCATGACACATTGACTATATCAAGTATGGCTGTCGCATCTGGCGAGGCTTTAATAACAACAACAACAGATCATGGGCTAATTTCATCAGATGTAGCTCATATAAAAGGGGTAAAAGAAAAAAATTTATTGTCTAGTTTAACTTCTGCCAATGGTATAGCAACAGGAACAACAAGTCTCCCCCATTAATATTGGCGATGGGACTATTAATATCAGTGGAGCTGATCAATCAGAATACAATGGGGATGTTTCAATAATAGATGTGATTGATAAGTTTGTTTTTACATATCTAATCACAGGGACACCTACTACTCCTGCAACAGGGACTATTTTTTTAAATGAAGAAAGAAGCTTTAGTTATAATGGATTATTTCAGATTATAAAAATAGATGATACTAATTTTGGTTATTTTTTAGAAAGAAGTGATACAGGTGACCCAGATATTACAAATGCAATTATTCATATATCACCTAGAATTTTTGTTGCTGTAGATATTGCTAAAGCTTTAGATCAATATACAGTAAAACCAATAGATAAATTAGCATTGTTTATTGTATTAGGAGAAACCAGAGCGAATAGGAATAGAGAAAATGTAAATGATGCATCAAATAGTACTCAAACAGGTGATAGTTTTAGACAAGCATTAATTAGTACATTTACATGTTATGTTGTATCCCCGACGACAGAAGAAATAGGAGCAGAATTGACAAGGGATATTATGGAAGACATACGATTTTTTTTATTTAATGCTTTATTACGTAAAACATTAGAAACAGGAACATCTGCTGGCAAGTTAAAAGATGGGGGAGACTTGTTGTTCCTGTTGCTATACCATTGGCAGAAGTTAAACTAGACAATAAATTTTTTTCTTTTACCCCTTTTATATGAGCTACATCTGATGAAATTAGCCCATGATCTGTTGTTGTTGTTATTAAAGCCTCGCC